GAGCCTCTTGCTGTCATCGTTCTTTTTTTGTTTCGCAGCGTCATTTCTTTGGATGAAGAACATGATGAGCGTTGCGAGCCATCCGGCTCCGCATATTCCTGTGATGATTGTCTCAAGCATTATCCGTTCTCCTTGTTCTCCTTGTTGTATTGTGATGTTGAAATGCCGATGATGATCCCGATGCAAGTCGTGACCGCGTTGATCGTGCCGACAATCTGCTCGCCGAACGGAAGCCCCCAGATGCCAGCAAGGGCAAAGTAAAGAGTCCCGAGTGCCGGAAGGATCGTGATGCAGATTACCTTCAGGATGTCATAGGCTTTATTTGAAAGAATGTTCTTCATGTCTTGCCTCCTTACGCTCCGGTGTGCGTGTAACATTCGGATTTGATAACAATGCCATCAGTGGTGACGATCATTGCGGAATGCCTTGCAAGTTCGGAAATGACTGCATAAGACAAAATCGTGTAGTATTTCTGAAGTGCTCTGTCTAAATTATCGAAAATAGCAGGTTCAAGAACTCTTGTCGTTCCGTCCTGCTCTTCTTGAAGCTCTAATACGATAAACATTTTTTATTCCTCCTATTTCCACTTACCGATTGCATAATAATTGACACGACCAGCGACAGTGTTTCCGGTATCAGGTCGCATCACATAGAAGTGTCCGGTTGATGATGCACTCGAAGAATATGCACCAGTTGCCCACGCGCCACCAGAGTTCATATGGAAAACCATTTGCGGAAGAGCAGAAAATGCAGTTGGATAATTTTCCGCAGAAATGGTCGCATAATACAAAGATCCCCATTTCTGATTGACAACTACAGAGAAGGTCTTCCAACCCCAGCACTCCATTATTCCGCTTTCCCATTTTCGATATGACCAGTTGCCGCTTGTGCCTTCCTCGATGATGTAATCTATTCCGGAAGAACCTCCTCCACCTCCGCCTTCGCTACTGACAGCGGATGTACCTGTTGAAAGTGACTTGATCGTGTCGGATATGCCTTCCTTTTTCTGTCCCAGTTCAAGTGACTTGTATTTGTTCGCTATTACATCCCAAACGGTTTTGACAACTCTCGCATTGAAGACCGTATCGTAGCAGACCAGAACACCGTCTCCCAGACCGATCAGGTCATTGCCGATCTGCGCAGGTGTTACCGTGATTGTCTGTGCCCCGAAGTTCATCTTTAGGATCTGCGACCTTGCGGAAGTATTAAGCTGCGCAACTGATGGCTGATTCTCGTATTCATTGGAAGCGTCATAGTATGCAACGCGGAAAGGGCCATCGACATCTGTGGCGATATAATCACTGGTCACAACTGTGTCAGATTTTTTCCAATATGCGACGACATGGGTATAAGCCGAATAATCACTCTGGCGTTCAAATGCTTCGAGGTTCTTGCCGTAAGAAATGCGATATCCCGTGTCTCTGCCCCTTCGCGATGTGAGAAAACAATTGTAATTATTGTAGATCCATTCACCACCATAGACGCTTAAAATTGAAGGATCCTGTCCGCCCATCCAGCTTCGGACGGTCTGCGCTCCAGGCATTGACAACCTCTTTGCCGAAGTCATGTCCGTGTCAAAATTAAACTCATGAAAGGAAGCCTTTCCGGGCTCCCAGATGAGTGAATTCAAATTTATCATTACAGTTTCAAGACTTGGAAAGCTTAATGCATTTCTGATCGGGAAACCGCTCAAATCATATGATATGTGATTCGCATAAACTCTATAGCTGTTTGAGATTGACTTTTTGACTTGATGGATTCGAAATGCCTGCTCCTGCTGATCATGGCTCGGCTTTGCCACAATAATATTGCCTGTGACAAGGTGCTCCGCATGAATTCCGTTCAGCGGGTATTGTATCTCCAGCGTGTACTCGCCATTTAACACCTCGGTAACTTCGGCAGAAATACAGTCAGACAATGCACCGTAGCCTTGAGTTTCCAGCCTGTTTCCAGTGAAGTCATGAATTTTAGGATACATTTTTCACACCTCCTACAATTCCCAAAGACGTAAATCCATTGTGACAGAGGTGATGTCTTGATTATAGGTCACTACGTTCGCACCTTTGTCTAAAGACAAATAATCAGGTGATATGTTCCCATATTGATCCGTAACAGTTACTGTCATATTGCTGTTAGCTCCGTCAATTGATAGATTTTCACGTTCGCAATCAATCACTGCCTCACTAAATCCATTGACAGAAAACGCCAGCGATTTGTTTCCAACTGTCAAAATGTTCTGACTATCACCGACATATCCGTTGAACTCTTTCGGTTCAGTTCCTGCAACGAGCATGATTTGTGAGAATTTTGCTGATGCGTTGTCTTGTCTCGCAAAAGCTATTAGGGCATAAGAGCAAGTCAGTGGAGTATGGAAAGTCAGCACAAAACTTCCTGCCCCTGTTTTTGTTGCTTCTGCATAATTGATGATCGTTTTTGACGCACTTCCATCAAAAAATGCAATTTTGATCCTATTTGTTCCTGCTTCCACGTTGCAGGAAATCGTGTAATCTGTGTCTGGATTTACTTCAACTGCTGTGCCGAATCCCCAATACCAATCTGTTGTGGATGGTATCGGCGTTTGATTTTTCCACGATGTGAACTGAAAAGTTCCTGTCGTGTCATCATGTACAGTTACAGATGCGCCCTTCCCTGATGCATAATCAGCTGAATAAAAACTATAGACATCTGTCTGATTTTGTTTTCCGTAATCAATCCATCCAATGTTTTCCAACAGTTCCGTTTTAAAATACATAAAACCACCATAATTTGTGGCAGTTACTGTTTTATTCAATTTCAACATACTGTGCTCGCCACCGCCTGTCATTGTGATGATCGGCTTTGCTACATGGTTCGTGTTATTCGTAACCGTGTCACCGCTCGTAACGGCAATCGGTTCCGCAACGATATATCTCTGCGGTTTGCACCGGAAGGTGATCGTGCAGACTGCTGCCTCGCTCATGATCGGCTCGATGTCTATAGGTCCGACAAAGTATGCCATGCGATAGTAGTCCGGTTCCCAGTCATCAGACAACTTGCACCATCCGTCCTGATAGAGCCAGTCAACGATTGCCCTGGCATCTGTCTGTGCGCCATCAAGAGTGAAGATCTCATACGACTGTTCGTATGTCTCGAAAGCGTCCTGCATGACGACAAGGTCGCCATTGCGTCCCGGAACACTGTAGCTGTTATATTTCCGTTGTGGACGATTCAAGCCGGGGACCTTCCTGACGATGATCCCCAGCGTATCGGATGCGACTCCGTTCCAAGTTATTACTCCATTAGCCATATACTGATGCCTCCCGATTTATCTGTGCCTGCAGACGGTCAATGACATAGTCTGCCAGTTCCCTTACATCCTGACCTTGTGCGCCATATACGTTCATTGTGATGTTTCTTCCGTTTCCAATCATCTTCTGGAGCGTTTCCTGTCCAATCAGGAGCTCCGGCTGTGATGCATCACCGACACCGATGATGGTCGGAGAACTAAAGAGCGCACCTTCTGTTGCTGCGCTTCTGTACCACTGCACGCCGACTGTCGGGACACGTTTGCTCTTTGCGTCAAAGTCACCGTACATATAGAAGTGCGGAAGAGGCATGTATTGATTCAGCCTCAATCGTGTATTAGCTGCAAGGCTCTGCAGTCTTGCCAGACCGCTTGCCAAGGAAGACTGCGCTCTTGCCATCACGGAGCTGACCGAGTTCGGAAGCGAATTGATTCCTGACTGGAAGCCGGAAGCGATCGCACGCCCTGCTGATGTTGCCTGCGGAACTGCGCTTGTCATTCCTGTGACTGCTGCTGTTCCGAATGCCTTTCCTGCGGATGTTGCGTTTCCTGTCTGGCCTGTCAGTGCATTGATGAATCCCTGAACGAAGCCGGAGACCTTGCTTCCGATCGCCGCCATTGACGAGCTGATCACGTTGACAGAGCTTGCCATGCTTGCAAGGGAACTTCCTGCCTTTTGTGCTTTCTTTGCGATGTCCGACATTGTGATCGCAACCGCTAACAGCGCAACCTCCAGAAGAAGGATGCCGATCATTGCCATCGTTGCGCCTACCAGAACAAGCAGCATACATCCGAAGAATGCCGTGCCCGCTAACGCAGCGACTGCAAGCGTGACAGCTGCAACCACGAGCGCAAGCGTCAACGCCACAAGCGTGACAGCCAGAACCGCACAAGCCACAGCCATGATCGCAAGTGCTGCGCCGAGTAATGTAATATTTAAAGCCGCCTGCAGACCGTACTCTGCGATCACAGGAAGCTGTTTGCAAAATTCAGCAACCGCCAAAACAAGGATTGCCATGCCGATGCTTATCATCAGAACAGCTGCACCGAGTGCGAGAAGTCCTGCTGCGGAAACTGTTGCAGCAGATCCGAGTGCGAGGATCGCTGCCACCATACCGACTGCGACTGCTGCGATGCCGACGAATGTGGCGATTGCGCCGGGGCCAGCCTTCCACAGAGCGATTGCAGCGTTTGCCATAATCCACATACCTGCTGCGATCAACAGGATCGCAACGCCTGCAGCTACGAGAAGCAGTGCCTGTCCCGCCATGCTGGAGAAGGAACTTCCTGCGCTTCCTGCTGCGCTTCCTGCGCTACCTGCAGAGGAGGAGAATGTGCTCATGCCTCCGGAAAGTTTGCTTAAGCCTCCGGTAAGGCCTTTGATCTTTCCCGCTATTGTGGAGATGCCTCCGATCATTTTCCCGCCTGCGGAGATGATCGGACCAGATGCTGCAAGAACCAGCCCCATCTTGACGATGAACTGCTGTGTTTCAGGAGACAGTTTGCTCCATGCATCAGCTACCTTGCCGACGACATCCGCAACAGTTCCGAGGATCTGTGCGAGCGCCGGGCCCATTGCAGTGACGAGTTCTGCGCCTGTCGTCTTCAACTGGTTCATTGTTGTGGTGAACTGATCCATCGGATCAAGTGTTCCCTCGAAGGTGTCGGATACGGAGCCTTCGAACTCTCCCAATGATCCGCTGAAGTTCGCAAGATCGAGAGTGCCATTGCTGACTGCGTTGTAGATCGAAGCACCGGCACGAGCACCAAAGAGCTCATAAGCAGCCGCCAGTTTGTCGGACTCTGATGCGTTGCTGTTCATTGTTTCCGTGAAACCTGCAAGCGCTTCGTCAAGAGTCTGGCCATCGCCTGCTGCCTGTTTCATGGCTGTTCGGAGTCCTGTGATCATCTGTGTGGAATCAAGGCCTGCCATGTCCACAGCGCCCATGAATGCAGCTGCCTCGTCTGCGCTCATTCCCATCTCACGGAAGGATGCAGCGTTTGCAGATAACTGCTGTGACAGTGTTCCGACATCAACGCCGGTCTGCTGTCCTACAACATTCAAGGCATCGAGCATTGAGCCCGCATCAGATGCTTCCAGTCCAAATGCTGCCAGCACCTTGCTGACGCTGTCGACAGAGGTGGAAACGTCCTGGTTATTTAGTTTTGAAAATTTGATAAACTGGCCAGATAGTTCTTCCAGTTCCTGACCGGTCAGGCCGAACCGGGTATTGACCTCACCGATTGCAGCACCAGCGGTTGCGAAGTCGGTCGGGATTGTAGATGTAATATTTTTCAGTGTGTTGCCCATGTCGTCCAGGGCTGCGCCGGATGCACCTGTTTTCTCGACGATCGTGTCGAGTCCCTCATCCACTTCTTTCCATGCAGCAACGGACGCGGCACCGAGTGCAGCCATCGGGACAGTGAAGGTCTTGGTCATCGATCCGCCCAGTTTGGTCATGGTTGAACCCATAGATGTGAGCATGGACGATCCGATCGCTTTTCCGCCTACAGCACCCGCAGCACTGCCCGCGCCTGACAACTCGTTGGTAATCGTAGACTGCGCGCCTTTCATTGTTGGCACGATTTCGACTGTCGCTGTAGCGACATTGATCATATCAGCCATTGTCTACGCGCTCCTTTCGCTTGCTTTCTATCCAACGGCGAAGCTCGTTCTTCGGAAGAGCGCCCTTGCCGTATTTCTTTTTATCTTTGTCCTCGTCCTTATGTCCCGGACGCGGATATGGTTTCGGTTTTTTCGCCCTTTTGCCGCTGCCGATCGCATTCAGGTTTGCATTGATTGCAGACAGGACATCATAAATGTCCGCGAGGATCGCGTTGGTCTTGATCGTGCCTGTCCAGACAGCGACATCCGGATCCATTTCTCTCGCGATTGCGGAGTCACCTCCGACATTACGAAGAAACGAACTGAAGGCGCCCCATGACAGAGCGCCTCCGATGTCTTGTACTTCATAACCTGTCTCAACTAACAAGTCATGCTCAACAGCCTCACGGTGTTCCGTGATGAAATCCGCAAGGCCTATTATTCCCCCACTGTTACGCCGCCAGCGGCTTCCTGTGAGGCTTTGTTCCAGGCATTGACCAGTTCGTTGTATTCATCCATTGTCAGGTCATCCATGATCTCTGCCGGGATATATTTCTTTAAGAAGTTTGCTGTTTTTTCGACCGTATTCATTGCGGACAGCTCCTTCACGCGAAGGTTGCCTGCAAGCGGGACATTGTAAGACTCTGTCCCGATCTTTACGGTCAGGTATTTAATGGCTTTTTTTCTTCCGCCAAGAGTTATTTGTGCCATCTGTTACCTCCTTACTGTGTGATTAAAGTGAATCCGGAACCGATTGCTGTGATAGTCGGTGTCCATGTGATTGCTTCGCCCGGTGCGAATGTAACGTCATCGATGGAAGTGATCTGTCCGTTCGTGCATCCGATTCCGATCAGGTCATCTCCGTCCTTCATCAGGAACAGATAAGCCTCTTCAGCCGGAAGGGATCCTGCAGACAGGTTGACAGATGTCTTATCGTTTGCTGTTGTTACGTTTGCGCTGCCGAAGATAGTCTCAAAGACTTCCGGAGTGGTGTCCATGATCGGAGCGGAAATGCTCTCTGTGTGCTCTGTCATGATGACACGTTTTACTTCGTTAGCCCAGTTACGAAGCGTCTCGTTTGATTTGTCGAGTGTCAGGGTGATTCCGTCTGCGGAAACATCGCCAACCTCTGTCCAGCCGGTTCCCGGTGCTGCGCTGATGTCATCCGGGAGTGCTGTGCCGGCCGGTGCGTGATAAAACATACCAGTCGCTCTACCGATTCCAAGTTTTGTATCAGACATATTATGCCTCCTTAAAAATTAAATATTTGTTGTTTCAATATGTGCCACAACGCGGATCCGCGCCGAACACATCGCCAGATCAGGCCGCACAGGATCTCTTCCCCATGCGCCGATAGAATTTAGTACAACGTGACGGATCGCCGTTGTCTGCTCGTTGCAGACCGCCTCCAACACACCGATGGCATTCCGAAGATATTCGTTTGCCTCCGCATCGGTTTCCGCTCTGGAATCGAGCACGAGATCAAACGTGTCGATTTCGTTTAGGCGTGTACCGCCCACGAGCGTGACCAGGATGCTCGGAGTCTTGAAATCTTTCGGCAGTGGTCTGCAGTAAGCAGTTAATCCGGTCTTAAGCGCCTGTTGAACGATATATTCAATGTCCTGACTTCTTTTGATCTGCATTGTTATTTACCTACTGCTTTCGATAAAATCTTTTCTTCTGCTTCTGCTGCTGCCGTTTCGTCGTCATTCGAGATGATCCTTGCGAACGGTCTGGATGCGCCATGCGCAGCATCCTGTGCGAATGCCTTGGTTCCCATCTCAACATGGAAACCGCTACCCGCACTGACCATCGAAGAAGCCTTCGCAGCAATCGTCTCCGCTGAACTCTTCACAACGGATTGAATGCCGCCACTGTTGATCACCTCGGTCAGGCCTCCCGGTGCTTTTGTAAATTCGATCGTGATCTTCTTGCCCATCAGCCCTGCCACCTTTCCAGATTGAGCTGTACATTGGATCTGCTTCCTGTCGGAGAGGTCCAGACTCTCGGAGCACCATTGATGACATAGGTCTTGCCCTCATACATGATCCGGTCGCCTTCCTGAACGTCAGCTCCGGCCGGACAATAGCAAGTGACTCCGTCCGAAATCCCAAGCACACGTCCGTCCATTGACAGGGATGTTGAGCCAGGCTGCCATGAGCAGTCCGTGATCTCTGCTGTTGTTGCATTGTTCCAATCAGGGACCTCGCTGTCCCGAAGCACCTTGATGCCCGGACGGATCCGCGTGATGGTGTCATGCGCAAAAGTTCCGACCATTAGAACACCCCCCGAAGCTTGTACGGCATGAGGACATCCGCGTCAACGGTTGTCAGTCCTCCTGCATGGCTGTTGACGACTGCAGCGTTGTTCGTGATGGACACGCCTCCTGCTGCCTCGCTCGTCACACCGCCCATATTTCCGCTGATGATTCCATTCCGCACTTTATATGCGGCAAGTTCTTTGATCGCTCCTGTGTCCGCATCTGACAGCCCTGCGGTGTACTGGACAGTGATCTCTGTCCTTTTATCCAGAGGGCCTACGTCAAACAGATGCAGTGTGCCGTTCGTATCGATTGCAAAATCCGAAAACGAAGCCGAGCTGATCTGAACGGAAGAGACGGCCGTCACATAAGCTGCGGGAAGCTGGATGATCACATCCGCTCCGACCTGTTTGATCCTGCCATCGTTATAAAGCACGCGCCCTGTGTAAGAGCACGCAGCCGAAGGATAGACGTGCCACCCGCAGAAGCTTCGGATCCGATCGGAAACCGCCTTGATGCCAGGTGCCACCCTCGGATCGTCGGTGTATTTGTTTGCGGTCAGCGCGTGAAACTCTGCATCCGTCAGAACCTCCGGCAGGCTGTTGATGTCTGTCAGAATATAATCCCGGAATGCTACGCTCATTTCTTCTCCGCCTTCCTCTTTTTGTTCACCGGTTTCACCGCTTTATTTGCCAAAGGCTCTGCAGCCTTTTTCTCGGTTTCCGGCTTGACCTCGACAGCACCAGCAGGCTGTTGTCCTTCTTCGTACTGATAGATGTAATTGCCGATTTTGTAATTTTTCAGCATTGAGTATTCACCGCCTTTCGAAAAAAGCGGAAGGCAATGAAGCCCTCCGCCCTGTGTGATTGGATTTATGCTGTGTAAACTTTAGCGAATGCGCCAGGAACACGAACAGCCTCAAGGACTCTCTCCTCGATGCGGACTGTGATCATGTTCTTAACGAAGTCATCTTCGTTCTGGTTAGCAACTTCAACACGGAAGCCTTCATCCTGTTTTGTGACAATGGAAGCACCATCTTTGAATGCGCCTACGATTGCTGTACCAGCTGTGATCTTGCTGGATGCAACGACTTTCATGCCCCAGATCGGAAGGTATGCGCCATAAGCTCCGTTGCCATACGGTGCGTATGCCGGACCGCCCATCAGATACTGACCACTGTTGCCTCCGTCCTTTGCAAGAAGGAGAGTCTGAAGGTCAGCCGGGTTGATTACAACAGCATCAGGCTCGAAGCCGGTGTCTGCTAATACAGCCATTTTTGCTTTGAGTAAGTTGTCAAAGCTGATTCCGGTGCTGACTGTTGCGTTGATTCCGCTTGTGCCGAGGATTGTGCTGATCAGGTATGCTTCGATTGCATCTTTGACAGCTTTAATACCACGGCCACGAACTACGCTTTCAAGGTACGGGGCATCGTTTAAGAGCTCGTCACTCTCTTTGAGGTGAGCTGCGATCTTCTTCAGGTTCTCTGTTTTTGGGGTGTATGTCGGATGGATCTGCGGTTTTTCAGCGCCTTCTGCTGTGATAGCTGGTGTTCCTTCAACTGCTCCCATTATGAAATAGGTCAGAGAATTTCCGCTGATTGCTTCAGCGCTTAAGAGGTCTCTTACGTAAAGTCTGTCATCAGCAACCGGGATGATCTGGCTGACTGCCGGGATAGTCGGAGCTAAAACAGGATCAGTTGCTGCTTTAATGCTTGTGCTTACAACGCCTCTGTTAGATTTTAAGTAGTCAAGGTCGAGTGATTTTAATCCTTCTGTGTTCATTTCTGTTTCTCCTTCTGCCGGAGCTTCTTCCGGCGTGCCAATTTTACCCAGGAGTTCCTTTGCCTTTGCTGCATTCTCCTGGATCGCTTCAATTTCTTCTGTCAGGTCACTGATTGCCTGTGCCAGAGCTTCGCCTTCTTCGATTGCTTTCTCGTCTTCTGCTTCAATGTCAGACTTCAAGGCAATGAGAGCGGCTTTCTTTTCCTCCAGCTCACACTGGAGCTCTTTAATGTTCTTCATTTTGGTTCTCCTTTGTTGAGAATTTTTCGATTGTGTCAAGAAGCGCAGCTTTTGCCGGATTGACCTCTTTCGGTTCCTCTGCTGTCGCGTCAGCATTGACCTCGATCGGTTCCTCTCCGTCCTTCTGTTCTTCTGTATCATCAAGCTGACCGAGCACTTCCCTGATCAGCGTGATTGCTTGTTCTAATTTATCGGCATCCGCCTTGCTGTTTCGTTTGCCAGCCTTGATCTCGGTTGCGACAGCATTCTGGTTCGCCGGGATCGGCACGATGCTGACCTCGAAAAGATCTAACTTCCGAAGCTCGTTCGCCTTTGTGCCGTCTTCCAGTTTGACCGGAGCAGCATCCAGCACGTTATACGCGAATGAAAACTGGTATACACATCCACTCTTGACGATCTCACGCTTCTCCTGTGCAAGTGGTGTATCGAAGAAGGAAGCTGTCATCAGCGGTCCTTTTTCCGTGTCTTCGATGCTGTCGACCTTACCGATAATCTGATCGAGATCGTGATTCCAGCAGAGCGGAAACGGATGTCCTGACTCTTCTCTCGCTTTGATGGTTTCCGTGAATGCTCCAGGTGCTACGATGTCGCCATAGCTGTCCGGGATCCTGTCGTATGTTGAGAAATATCCGGAGATCGTTCCGTTATCCTCGTTTACTTCTGTCTTAAAGCTCTTTTTCAGTAATTCCATTTTTAAACCTCCGTGATAATTACCTGTGTTGAACAATTACATCCGCAGGACTCGTCTGCATCGAGGATGTCATCGCCCGGCCACATTGCTCCGTTTGAAAACGGCTCATCGATTGGGACAACCTCGCCGTCCATCATGGCATGGGATGGTCTCGGATTGTCACCTGTCACCCATTCCTTCTCGACTGTTTTGTTGATGCCCTGTGCTTCCGCCTGCTGTGGAGCCTCATGCGTTGCTGCCCAGCCTGCGACACCGATCGCAATCATCCGCCCGAAGCTGATGCTGTCGGCGTTCTGTCTGCGTTCCATGACCGCCTGCGGTGTCTGGTCTTCGGATGTCCAGGCATCTTCCAGTTTGCTGTAGGTGGATGCGTTGATCGCTGCAGCTCTTCCGAGTGCAAGTGCCCGCAGGTATTTGCGAGTGATCTGCGGATTGTATTTGCTTCCGAGCGCCTTTGCGACCTCTTTGCCATGTGCATCCGCAATGTCATTGATCACCGGCTCAAGGTCATCCGCCAGTTCTTCATTCCATCGGTCCTCATCCCACCAGGATGTCGCTTTTGCTCCGATCTTCGGAAGCACCGAGTCTGCCTGGCGTTTCCAGAACCGCTTCAGGACCTCCGCCATGCGCTCATCCTCTTCCTTACTGGAGCGCGCCTTGATCCTCACCGGCTCTGACTTGCAGGAAGCACATCCGCACGTTTCCTGAAGCGTCATCGGCTCCTGCGGATCCATGTGTGTGTCCTGTGGAGAGGCCTGTCCTCCGGTGATGACATTTAATGGGACAATCAACTCGTCCCCGCCGTCTACCGGTGGCAGATTATTGTCAGCGCGTGCTTCATTTCTTGTCAGCCACGGGCCTCCCACGGCGGATTGAAGAATGCTCGCGCGTTCTTCGAAGGAACCCTTGAGCTTCTCTGTCAAATCAAATTCCACATATATGTTCGCTTCACTGCCTACCTTCGGCAGCAGAAACGAGTTGATGCGTTGCTGCAGCATCTGCAAAACAGGCCCCAGACATTCCGCATACAGCGCTCTTGCGTTGTCCTTGGAACTTGCATAGGTCTGTGAGTCTGAATGCCAGATCAGGGACGGATTCACGCCATAAGCAGCAGCTACCGCCTCTCTGCTCAGCTTGACTGATTCCACCCACTGCTGTTCTTTGAAGTTAGTCTGGAATGGTTTGATCTCCATTCCGTCCTCCATCACAGGGATTGAGCCCGCTTTCGATCCGCCCGGTCCCCATGCTTCCCGGAATGCTGTCACGAACTTTCTTCTCGTGTCATCATCCCACGGCTGCACGTTTGCAGGACGCACGATCTGGGCATTAAGTCTTCCGGAAGAATGCCAAAGCTGTTTGCGGAAGTTCCCCGCCTCGATCTGTTCCTGCAAGGTCTGGCGGAGTGCCGAGATCGGGCTGATGTGTCCTCCCGGATTGCCCGGTGAATAGGTCGAAAATTTCACGAACTCTTCACGAGGAATATCGACCGCTGTCCCTGAACTGTCAGGAACACGGACACGCACGCTCGACTGTGCGTAGGCATTTTCCCTGTCGGTGCTCTGGATCCATTCGCTCGGAATGATCCGGAGCTGCCATCCGCTTTCACTTTCAGCGTCCGGCATGATCCACACATACACACAACCGAAGACGAAGTATTCGATCGCCAGTGCGCGGGTAAACTCATACTCGGTCTGGTCCTCGTTCGGCCTCCAGAGTAATTTCGCCGCAACACTGTCGCGGTCTCTCTTTCGGTCCGTCTCGCCATCCCGCCGATATACTTTGAGCGGAAGCTGTGCGATGCTGTTTGCGAGATAATTTACAACCGCCTGCAAATTATCCTGCGTCTGGTAAAGTTTCTTTGCGGTGTAATTGAGCACCTGTGTCGGTGCGTCACCGCCGATCTGGTACACGTAATAGCGCGGTGCGAAAAGCCCGCGCCAGCGTTCTCTGATGGTTGGCATCGGATGCCCTCCTTCGCTAAATAAAAACTAATTCTCGTCCGGCTTGGTAACTCGATTCATAGATCTTCCGCTCCTTGTCCTCTTTGCGGATGGCTGTTGCCGCCGCATACGCCATCGCACAGGCAAAAAGCGGAGCTATATCATCAGGGCTCTTTGAGCGGTCGGGAAGCGTTGCCCCTCCGCCCATGACCTTGATCTGCATTGTTTTGGCTGGAAGGTCCAGCACCGGCTGCGGAAGATGAAAGATCCGCACACCGTTTCTCGGCACTTGCCCCGGTTCTGGAGGCGTGCTGTTTGCGATGCCGTCATAGAACCGCCCCCAGCCTGCCGACAGTTCCGGACCTTCGACCGCACATCGGTCAATTCCGTCCATCAGGCAGATCCGCTCTGCGATTCCCGAAGCAGGAGCTCCTCGCCCCTGATAGCATAAATGGATCGTGCCGTATTTATTGATCCGCTCTGCGAACCAATCCGCCGCCCATTCATAGCCGACATCCCTTTTGACCGCCTCGATGTGCCACTGTCCGTCTTCGCGCTGTCCGGCAACACCGATCGACAGCCATCGTCTGTCTGCAGACAGGTCAATTCCAAACCACAGCTCGGAATCTGCTGCAATGAATGACAGCGGATCTGTGCCCGCCTTCCATGCGCCCTGTGGAAATGGCTCCGGCAGGATCGTCTCGACCTGCTGACACATACATTCCGACCGGAACTTATTATCCGGGAAGGTCGCCCGGTTGCTCATCAATGCCCGCTCGGTCAAACGACCATAGCCAAGCGCGGGATTTGCCTGCGCAAGTGCATCCATGTCATCCGTATTCGCTCCGTCCGGAGCAGACCATTCAAACAGGCCTAACGTGTCACCGTCTATGTTTCCGCCGAAGTCGGATGCTTCTCCGCCCTCGATCAATGCGATCGCCTGTGACCGTAACTGACGGAGCACGATGCTGTCAGGATCTCCTGCGTTGGAAAAGCACACGATCAGGCCGTTCGGTTTTGCATTCGTCGATGCAGCTGCGGCTGACCAGGTCTCCCAGTCGCGGTGCTCTCTAATCTCATCCAGCATGACAAGGTCATTGGAGTCACCACGGCCAGCCCGGCGCGTTGGTGCTCCGACCTTATACTGACGTAAGCCTGTCAGGATCAAACGCTTATTTCCGTTTGTCCTGCTCACCCTGTCGATCTGCTGTGACAGTTCCGGTGTGCCTTCCTGGTCTTGGATGACCGCCTCCCAGACCTCCTCTGCCTTATCAAGCGACAGGGAAGTCCCGAACACGGACTCAACACCGAGCACGTTCAGGAAGAACGATGCGATCACCTCGGAAAGCACCGTCTTGCCATTTTGTCTTGAAATCAAAAAGAGAACTGTCCGGAAACGGAATCTCCAATTTCCACCCAGTTCTCCTGTTATTTCGAGCGCATGGATCAGCGCCCACTTCTGCCACGGATACAGCTCTTTGCCCAGCACCGTCTCTGCATACTCGATGCACGCGAAGCCGAGCGACGTCTCCGCTGTCAGCTCACGCAGTGGCGGAGTGAACAGCCTCGGCTCTGTATAACCCATCATGCGATCACCTTAAACTTCTTTCGTAAGTCTTCAATCACAGATGCGTCAGATGTATTATCGCCATCGCTCAGCTCTCTCTGCGTCTTGACCACATAGCAGTAATCTTTGAACGCCGCTCTGATCTCTGCAGTGGCGGGATTCGCTTTCAAAACTCGTTCGCCCTGTGTTGTGATCATTGTTTGAGCTGCAGGCATCTGCTCATAGACTGGAAGCTGGTTTTCTATCCAAGCCCTCATCGTCTCTTCGATTTTGTTGATGGTTTTCTCCTGCGCGGTCATTTAATCACCACCTTTTCACTATACATCCACTTGAAACCGCCTGCGGTCTTATGTCCTTGCTCACGTTGGCACATATTTTTTCAGCCTGCGTCATCTAAAAGCACCGCCTCCCTGCCGGTGAGGTTCTCCCACCTCTGAAGTATTACGTCGCAATAATGGGGATCCAGCTCGCAGGTGTAGCATTTCCGGCCGAGCTGTTCGCTCGCGATCAGTGTCGTCCCGGAGCCACCGAAGATGTCCAGAACGCACCCCCCCCTTGATACTGCTATTATTTACCAGCCGCGCAATCAGCTTGACGGGCTTCATCGTTGGATGCTCCTCCGATCTCGCGGGTTTCGCCTCGTCAATGACCGTCGTGCTGACCTTGTCACTGTATATCTCTTCGAGCAGGGCCCGCAGCTCCTTTTTTTTCATTTTTGCGAAGTCTGGCTTTATATCTTCGACCACGGTGGTTTCTTTCCTGCTATCCGTGAAGTAGTGACCTGCTCCGTCCTTCCATCCGTACAGGCATGGTTCGTGCTTCCATTGGTAGTCCTGACGGCCGAGCACCAGCGTATTTTTATTCCAGATCAAGCACTGCCTAACCCTTGCGCCCACATCCCTGACAGCGCCTCTGAAGTTATAGCCCTCCGAGTCAGCGTGCCAAATATAAAAAGCCGCTCCTGGCCGCATTACTTCGAATGCTGCGTCAAAAGCGTCTCGGAGGAAGCTTCGGAACTTGCTATCCTCCATCTTGTCATTCATGATCTTTAGCTTGTCCTCGGTGCCGCCCTCGTAGTCAACGTTGTACGGCGGATCCGTTACGAGCAGGTCGGCCTGCGCTCCGTCCATGAGCTTCTTAATAACCGCAGGGTCCGTGCTGTCTCCACAGATGAGACGATGTTCTCCAAGTTGCCATATATCGCCCAGTTTGCAACGGGTCTCGACTTCTTCCGGCATCTCGACCTCAGTAATTTCTGTCGGTTCTTCTACCTCTGGAAGTTCGAAACCGAACTTGCTCATATCAATCTCACCGATTGCAGCCAGTGTCATGTCCAGAGCATTCGGAATGAATCCGCTGTTCATTGTCAGCTTGTTGTGTGCCAGTGCGTACGCTCTCCGCTCCTCTTCTGTCAGCCAGTCGAGCCGAATGCATTCCGCCTCATGATAGCCTAACTGCTTGAGCGCCTCATATCGTCCATGACCTTCAACGATCAGATTGTCCTCGCCCCATACTCCAATCGGGTCGAGATTGCCGAACTGCTCGATGCTGTTCACAATCTGCTCGATCTGCCAGTCTGGGTGATCTTTTGCGTTGTTCGGGTCTGGTGTCAGCTCTCCGATCGGTATTTTGATAATTTCCATATCGCACCGCCTTTCATGCGCCTTGTAAAAATGGCACGGCAATCAGCAAGGCTTTCTGACTTTCGGGTGCGACCCTATCCGTGCCAAAAAAAAGTTCATTTTTTCAGGGAGGGAAAATAC